GTGCGTCCAGCACCGTACCTGTTACCAGGTACCCATGGATCTACGTCATCAATTCTCTTAACTTCTATATAATTACTTCCCTTTGTAAAGGGGAAATAATTAAGTTATTTAGACTTGCTTCCGTATAATTTCCAGAATCGGTCCATGCTCATAGGGCCTGTGTACTCAATGGATAAATCCACTGTACCAGCATCCCCACGATCACAGATATAATCTTTTAGATTAGATTCTAACTTAAGAACAAAACGGTTAAACACAAGCCTTCGCTTTGCTTTCGAACTTCCTTCACGATTAGTGAACGACTCGTTTTCAAAAGCGAGGCAAGTGTCTAAAGTTTTGACCAAGGTAGTAGTCTTATCACGTAAGAACTCAATAAATTGAGATTTGAGGGTATGGGAGAGAGCTGCGTATCCCTTTATAAGGGGATGCGTGTCATCAAACATACCGAGTTCTCAAACTCCACTGGTGCGTAGTTGACTTTCTAAATGAAAATCTTCTTCATCAGCCTTATCCAGCATCCTTTTCAGAATGGTATAGACTTGGTTATTGATTAACTCAATTATACCCTGCCGACTCGGAGGTAGAGGGAATTCGAAGTTCTTATCAGCTTTGTGAAAAATTTCACCAATATAGTTACGAAGTTCTTGATTTGTTACACTTCCATCACGTATCTGGAGAAATATGTAATGGGGTCTAACACGTTCAAGAATTCGTTTCTTAACCATAAAAGGTAACCCCTTGAAAGGATTATATCCAAATTTGGATATTTCCTCTTTACTGAATTTACTTTTTCCTAGCAGAAAGTAGAAATCAGAAAAGAAATCCAAGAAGGTTCCATTCAAATGGAGTAATTGGCGATTCCTAAAAAGCTCATAAAATATCTGGAATATTGAACCAATGTGTGAAATATTATCTGAAATCCCAGATAAAGGGATCGGAGATACCTCACCATCCAAGCGGATCCACCGTTTAGCAAACTCGTAATGAGTTTTACTAACGTGCGATTTACTTGGAGATAGTTCAACTCCAAGGATATTCATTAGCTTGATATAATATTTGGCAACTGAATCGTCTCAAATGACG